GATTGGCTGGACCCTGCGCCGCACGGGCTTCGCGGGAGTAACGCTCCCGTGGGGCATCTACATCTTGCCCGAGCGCTTGCAAGATGCTAGACTAGTACGGCATGAACAAGAGCACGCTAGGCAGATCGATGAGCTTGGTGTGTTTAACTTTTATGTTCGTTATCTGTGGTTTACCCTCCGCCACGGCTATCGAAACAACCCTCTGGAGGAGCTTGCTAGAAAGGCAGAAGACAAATGAACGACACCAAAATCACCCTGACCCTCGGCCTCGTCAACGGCATCCTGCAGTATTTGGGCACACGCCCATACGCTGAAGTTTTCCCGTTGGTGCAGGAGATTCAGACGCAGGCAACGCCACAGGTGCCTGTGCCAGAAACAGAAAATGCTTGAATTTTTAGGCACAGGTTTTATCGGAGCCCTCTTAGGAGGGCTGTTCCGTCTTGCACCAGAAGTGTTGAAATATTTCGATAAGAAAGATGAACGTTCTCATGAATTGAGAATGTTCACTCTGCAGACTGACCTTGAGAAAGTGCGAGGTCAGTTTCGCATAGAAGAGAAATATGTAGACTTCAGCAAGACAAGTTTGGATGCAATTGGTGAAGCATTTAAGCAACAAGCCGAAGCAGATAGCAAAGCATGGAAATGGGTTGCTAGCGTTTCCGCATTGGTTCGTCCCGGTATTGCGTGGATATTGTTTGGACTTTACACTGCTGTAAAACTTGTTGTTCTTTATTACGCAATAGAGTCTGGGTCACATCCGCTTGATATCATCAAGACAATGTGGACAGCCGAAGACTTTGGTATTTTGTTGATGGTATTGACGTTTTATTATGTCGGCAGACCCATTGAAAAATACACAGGTCGCTGAAGCAATATACATTGCTAAAGAAACATTGTGCAAACCATTTGAAGGGTATGCTAGACGTCTTCCCAATGGAGATTGTCATGCATATCCCGATCCCGGCACAGGCGCACAGCCTTGGACGATAGGATGGGGCAGCACAGGCCCTGAAGTAAATCATGACACTGTGTGGACACAGCAGCAAGCTGAAGAGTCTCTAGACAATCATTTGTTGCACTTCTGTGCTGGGGTATTGACAATGTCTCCAACACTAATGCAAGAGTCTCCGAGACGCCTTGCTGCAATTATTTCTTTCGCGTATAACTGCGGACTCAGAAACTATCGCATTTCCACTCTTAAGAAGCGTGTTGACGCTAAAGATTGGAATGGAGCACGTGAAGAAATCGTCAAATGGAATAAAGCCGCTGGTAGAGTTTTGTTAGGACTCACTAGACGTAGACAAGCAGAAGCACAATTATTGATATGAATATTCCATCGTCGCTGAAGATTGTTGGTCGAGAATACGATGTCGTAAAACTAGACTACGACAATGATCAAGTTGGTGGAGTAGATTTTGATAGTTGCACAATAGGAATTAAATCAGGGCAACAAAAACTATTAGAGGCTGATACACTACTTCATGAATCTCTACACATCATTGATGAAATATTTCAACTTGATTTGTCAGAGCGTCAGGTATATTGTGTTGTCAGTGGTATAATGGCTTTACTTAGAGATAATGAAACTCTTTTGCCATATATTAATAATGCCCTTGTTTCACCGAGAAAACTATGAGTAAAAACTTCACCGCAAAGCAAAAAGAAATTGTAGCCCGTAAGCTTGGCTATGACGGTCCTATGCAGGGCTTTGATGAGTTTTTGCAAAGCTCTCCTGCTTTGGCTATAAAGTATGGCATGGTTGCTAATAAATATATGGCTAAGGGTGGTGTTGTTAATAAGTATGCTGCTGGTGGTGTTGTACGCGATGTGGCTGGTATGCTTCCTTCGGATTGGGCATCGTGGACAGGTGAGGAAGGCACACAAAAGAAACTTGATTGGTTTAACGAAAATAAGGTTACAGCAGCCGAGTTGAAAAACGTAGGTGTTCCGCAGGGCGATATTGATTGGGTTGAAGCAAATCGATATAAATCATCGGCACCAGCACCAGCACCAGCACCAGCGCCAGCAGCACCTACGCCAGCGCCAGTTGTTTCAGAAAATGTAACGCCTGCATCATCAGTACAACAACAATTTGCAGAAATTGGTATTAATATGCCGAGCAATTGGGGCACACTTGGTGCCATTGACCGGATTAGATATCTAAAATCACAGGACGTAACTGCAGATCATCTAAGGTATCTTGGATATCCTGAATCAGATATTCAATGGATTGAATCGCAAAATCTTAGTGCAGCGCCAACGCCAGCGCCAGCAGCAACAGCGCGTCCTACGTTGACGCCTACGCCAGCGCCTACACCGCGTCCTACGTTGACACCAACACCAGCGCCTGCGGGCGCTGTTACACCAAAAACAAATCCTGCTACGACATATACAGAAACTGGTGTTCCAATTGTTGGTTCAACACAGCAAGTGACAGCGCAACAAACCGCTACGCAAGATTTGAGTCTTGATACTACGAGTCCTGAATATCAACTTGGCGTTGCTCCTACAGGAAACGTAGTAAAAGCAGAGTCTGCTCAACAAGCCGAAGCAGGCGAAGTTCCCACTGGCGAAACATATGAAACCAGCACAGCATTGACTGATGTAGAAGCGCAAATGGCCAATCTCAAGGGAGAAACTGGCACGTTGTCAGACGGCTCTACAGCGAAAGCTGAAACAGGAACTTTGTCTGAGGGTGCTACAGCTAAGGCTGTTGACGCTAAGGATGCTGCAAAAGTATCGGATGTTACGCCGCTGGAAGTAACTGATAAGATGCAGGCAAAAGCAGCCACTGTTGCTGATGTTGGTGGCCCTGCTTCTGCTTCTGCTCAAACCACAAAAGAAAAATTCATAGCAGAAGTTGCAAAACTGACAGGTTTTACACCAGAAGCAAAAGCTGCAACCGACTACACTCTTGGCACTGCTGGTGCTGCTACGATGGCACCTACTACGGTGGGGGAAGCAGCAAAAGCTGGTGAAATTCCTGAAGCCATTGCAGAGCAAAGCACGGCTACGTCTACTCTTGAAGCACAACAACGCGATATTGCTGAAAAAGAACTTGTAGATGTTGCTCGTCAGAATCTACAGATTACAGAGCCTATTAAGGCTATAGCGGCTGTAGCTGACAAACTTAATCAAGATGCTATTGTCATTGCACAGCAGGCTAATTTTGACCAAGCGTTAGCTTCGACAGAGCAAGGACGGGTTGAAGCTGCTTCGACAATTCAGGGACAGCTTACGTCTTTGATGCAGCAGTTTAACGATGGCACTCCTGCATGGGCTGCTGGCGCTATGCGAGCGGCTAATGCCGCTATGGCAGCGCGTGGTCTTGGTGGTAGTAGCATGGCAGCCGCTGCCATTGTTCAAGCGACTATGGAGGCTGCTACACCCATTGCTGCTGCAGATGCTAAGGTGTTTGAACAGATGCAATTGACGAATCTAAACAATCGTCAACAGGTTGCTTTGGCAAATGCTGCTGCTTCTCAAAATCTTCAGCTTGCCAATCTGAACGCTCGTCAACAAGCTGCGTTGCAAAATAGCTCTAATGCGTTTGCGTTGCAATCACAAAGCTTGTCTAACCAACAGGCTGTTGTTCTTGCTAATGCTCAGATTGCTGCTGCTGTGCAACAGAAAAACCTTGATGTTAAAACATCGGTGGCGCTGACCAATGCAGCAAAGTATGCTGAAGTTAACAATCTCAATTTGTCATATCGTCAGCAAGCAAACCTGCAACGTTCTGCTGAGAACATTCAGATTGACATTGCCAATCTAAACGCTCGTCAACAAACCTCGTTGGCTAATCTGCAAGTGAGGGCAGCTATCAAGGGTCAAGAGCTTAGTAACGAACAGCAGATGGCTGTGTTGCAAAGCACTCAAAACTTTGAGGCTGCACAATTTGATGCAACAGCACAACAACAATCTTTCATTGCTGAGTTTAATGCCAATGCTGCGCTAAAAGGACAAGTGCTGTCAAATCAACAGCAAACTGCCTTGTTCAATGTTAGCAACGTTATGCAAGAACGAGGCATGAAGTTTAATGCTGAACAGCAAGTGAATTTGTTGAACACGACAAATGCAATGCAGGTTGATCTTGCAAACTTGTCGAACAAGCAACAGACAGCGCTTGCCAATGCACAGATTGAGGCTGCACTAAAAGGACAAGAACTCAGCAATAAGCAGCAAGTGAACATCACTAATGCTGCACGTGTTGCTGAAATTGCTCAAGTAAACTTCACTGCAGAGCAGCAAACCGCACTAGCTAACGCGCAATTTATCCAGCAGATTAACCTGCAAGATATGAGCAATCAGCAGGCTGTAGTACTTGCTAATGCTGCCACCACAGCCTCAATGGACATGGCAAATCTGAACGCAAAGCAACAAGTTGCTGTTCAGAATGCTCAAGCCTTTTTGGCAATGGACATGGCAAATCTTGACAACACGCAGAAGACAGCGTTGTTCAAGGCGCAACAGCTTGCACAGGTTGCATTGTCCGATGCTGCTGCTGAGAATGCGGCAAAGCAATTTAATGCTGCAAATAAGCAGCAGGCTGATCAGTTTTTTGCATCGTTGTCTACTCAAGTATCTCAATTTAACGCTGCACAGACCAACGCAATTAACCAGTTTAATACTGGTCAAGAGAATGCGATGGAGCAGTTTAACTCGCAGATGATGACGCAGCGTGAGCAATTTAATGTAACCAATCGCACTGTCATTGATCAAGCTAATGCTCAGTTGTTGGCACAGGTCAGCACAGCCAACACTGCTGCTGTCAACGCTGCCAACTTTCAAAATGCTGCTGCCATGAACAACATGACGATGGCTCAGTATAACAACGAAGTGCAGCTTTATCGCGACCAAGTGAAGATGGTGTACGATAGCTATGAACGCGCTGAAGATAGAGCTGCGTCTATGGCTACAGCGTTATTGACAGCCGATGTTAAACGAGAAGAAATTGACGCAGCAACAAGTGCTTCATATGGTAAATTGATTGGTGCATTCCTTGGTACTTCTACTGGTGAAGCAGCAGTAAACAAGGTTGTTAATTGGTTTAGCGGTCTATTCGGTTAAGGAATAACAATGCAGAATTACAAAAAGTTTATGGCGCAAGTTGAAGAGCGCATTAGCGGCATGAGTCGTAAGCCGTCTAAGTCGGACGGCATCATGGCTCGAAAAGAGAAAGCTGCTAGTGCAGATCAAGACTACATCGACACTGTTGCTTCTTACATCGCCACCATTAGAAAAGCTGCACAGAAAGTGAAGGCAAAGAATGTCTCCTGATTTTCTTAATCAACCTATTCCGGGTATCTCATTGACGGGAGCACCCGGTAATGCTCCTTGGGAACAACCTCCGAAGTATGTCTCAATCGATGAGGTTGTTGATTACTATTCCGATCTTCTAGTTGAAGAAGAAACAATTGGTAATGTCATTGATGTCATCAAGCGCAATGTTCCATTGCTGACAATTGCTGAAGGTATTATGCGTACCGGCATTATGCAGGGTATGCATACTATTGATGCTGGTATGTTGGTTAAGCCTATATTGGTTGAACTACTCATTGCACTTGCTGAAATCTACGGCGTTAAATATATCATTCAGGCAAGCGATATTGAGATGAATAGAGCTATGCCGATTGATGCTGTTGAGAAAGTGATGGCAGAAACTGTTACTGAGATGGCAGAAGTCAAAGAAGAAACTGGCGGCATTGTCGCTAGGAGGAAAAAGTAATGGGCTTTAGTCTTGCTGGTTTCGGCGCTGGTGTTGCTGAAAGCGCTTATGAGCGCATTGAGGAAGAGCGTAAGTTCTCTAACGCTGCTTTGCAGGGACGTCTTGAACGTGCGTCTGTGTTGAAGATGCAGCAAGAAAAAGAAGCTCAGGCGCTTGAGAAAGAACTTCGTGAACGTAAGAGTGAGCTTGTTCAACTTGGTGTAGAAGATCAAGAGTTGATGAAAGCATATCTGTTTTCTCCCGTTGCGTTTGAGGCTTTGAAGAAAGCAAAGATGTCAACGGATGCAGAAATTCAAAGGCTTTCTCCTAAAGACATCATCACTCCTAATACAACTAAAATTGCACAGATGACCGGCACTGTTGATGAATTAATCAGCAATGCTGTTCGCTCTAGAACACCAGTAGAGCCTGCAAAGACGTTGGATACTCAAGGTCGGTCATGGCTGTCTCCGTCTGCTGGGCAGATGCAACGTAGGCTTGAGCAAACTGCTGCAGCACGTGGA